ATGGTGAGGAGCGCCAGAGGAGACATGATCGTTGCCTTTCATGTCAACGCCCAACACAACTATATGTTGTGCTACCGCTCGAGCAAATCGTTATCCGCTTTGTGCGCGCCAGCCTCTCGAACATGCGCCGCCTGCGTCAAAGGTGCCCGATCGGCGCCGACCCCGCCGCCGCGCTTGCGGCCCGGCCGGTCCATCCGGCGATGGCTCTTGTGACCCTCGCCCTCCACGTGCTTGCGATGCCGGGCCCGGCCGCCGCGGGCTAGTCCCACTGCGCCGCCGTTCGCGCGCTCTTCTTTTTCTTCCTTCTCTTCCTCGCGCTCTTCCTCTTCCTCCTCCGCACGGCCGCCACGCTTCAGCGCGACCGCGCCGCCGTCCGCATGGTGGTGCACAACGTGGTGCTTCCCGTGATGGTGACTGACGCCGCCGCCGTGCGCGCGGGCTACCGCACCGCCATCCGCGCGCTCGTGCTCTTTCTTCATGCGACCACCGTGACGCCGCTTCTCACCCTCGGCTTCCTTCACGACATTGCTCTCACCCGTATAGTCGAGCGCCTTTTTCCCTTCGTGCTCTTCCTCAGTCGAGCCGCCGCGACGGTAATGATGGTGGTGAACCGTGTGGTGATGACCTCTCGCCATCGCCCTGCTCCTCTTATAACTGGGGGCCGACCTTTGGTCCCCGGGTTCTCACTCGGCGATCCGCGCCGACCGGTCCCGCGAATTAAATGACCGCGGGCGGCCTGGGACCCGCTCCCGAGGGGGCGAGATGTTTTGACTCAGTCCTCGTCGTCTTCGTCCTCTTCGTCCTCTTCGTCCTCGTCGTCCTCGTCGTCCTCGTCTTCGTCCGGCTCGGTGTAAGGACCCGGAACCTCCTCGTGCTCCTCACCCGGCGGATGATGCTCTTCCGACATGCGCTTAACCAACCTTAGCTCGCTGTCGTTACCGGCTCGTTGGTGACTGTGTACGCGTTGTCGTCGACATTGTTAATACAAAGCGTCTGATAGCGCGCCGTGGTGCTCGCCGCACCCGCAGCCACCCCATTCACTGTCACACCCGTCGCACCCTTGACGGTCACCACCCCGGTTCCAGCCTGGTGCAGCTTGGTTTCGTAACCGCGAGTGAGACCCTGTGGGATCGTCACATTCACCAGCGTGGCCGCCGTGAAGCTCACCCGCTTGCGGTTCTCGCCCACACTCTCCGCACCCGGCACATATGCCCCGCCGCTGCTGCTCAACGTATATGCAGTCGCTCCGACAATCACCAGCCGATCAAACGGGCCAATAACAGGTCCTTGTGCCATCTACGACGCGTCCTTCTTTAACGGAACCACGTTGGCGTGCTTCTTCGCCCACGCTTCGAGGTACTCGGCGGCGGCGCGGAGACGCAAGGGGTCGTCGTCGAACCGCCCTAACCCATTGTTACACTGCCCACAGAGAAGCCCGCGAACGTCACCTGTTTCATGGTCGTGGTCAACGGCAAGTCGCCGAATCGTGCCTTTGAATAAAGAACTTTCAGGCCGACGACAAATTGCGCACAGACCGTCCTGCTCCGTCATCAGTCGATTGTATTCATCAACGCTGATGTCGAATTGCATCAGGTTGTAGCTCTTTTGCGGTTCCGCTTCATGGCCGGCGCGCTTCGACCACTGTAACCGCCACATCGCGTTGCCAGGACCCAGCGGCTCGAAATCGGTGTAGTCACCCACGTCGGAAAATCGGATCAACATCGGATCGAAGGTTCGTAACCGCCACATCGCGTTGCCAGGACCCAGCGGCTCGTCATACCGCTCGCGCATTAGCATGTGATCTACCGTCGGTGGCTCACCAACGTCTCTAACGAATTCTTCCAGAGTATTCCAGCCAACGATTTGCGGATTCGCCTGAATATCTTTCCAAGGAGCGCTGCGTTGGCGCCGAGCCGTCTTCCAATTCGGATCGCGCTCGCTGCCTTTGCCCGGAAGAACGCCAGTGGCCGCCGCCTGCCCATAAGCTGCTGCCGCCTCTTCCTTCGTTTCAAATTTTCCAAGGAAATGCTGACGACCATTGCGGGTGATCATTGCCACCCATTTCGCGTCTGATTTGCTCCAGCTGACGCCTTTGTGTCCACTCTTGTTGAGAGTGTTCACCTTCATCGTCGCGGAAACCTCAGCTTGAGTTTTCTCCGCGAGGTTTTCAAACCGCACGTCAGCCCGAACCTCGTTCAGCTGCACAATTTTCCCGATCGGCCAGACACCGCGAACATAGGCCCAAGCCAGCCGCGTCAGATAGTGCATATGACCATCGAGCTTCACAACCAAGCGCCCACCTGGACCAGGGTATCCCGCTACCGCGCCCAAAGCCGTGCGAGGTTGCGCGATCTTCCAAGTGAACACCCCAGTGTCCGGGTCGTAGCCGAGCAACTCCCGGAGTCTATCAATGGACAGCATTCCACTCGTCATATTCCTCTCCCGCATTTTTGCTCGGGCGGAATATAACTGATATACCGCAGGATGCAAGCGATAAAGTTCTGCTACCATCTTGTTTCGGGATGTCCTCGCTAACCCATTGTTTTACTTATGATGTTGGGTTAGTACCAAACCCGGCTCTCGGATTGTAGTAGGAGAGACTATATCTTTCGTACCCTTTTACAAGGAGGTTGTCGGTGGTAAATTCGACCTCCATCGACATCTCAAAAGGGATGCGCTCCATGTAAGCGAAGCCTGGGACGTTGGTGAGGAGGAACCAGGCGAAGGGCGAGGTGAGATAGTCGCTGACGAAGTAGCCTTCCTTGAGGCCGCCGGTGGTGGAGCGGATGGCGTTGACATCGTTGTCGCCGGTGCCGGGCCGCATGGGGCTTTCGAGGAGGCGGATAGCGATGGGCTCGAGCTCGGGCGGGATCAGGAGCATTTTTGCCCGGGCGTAGAACTTCAAGGCGGCTTGATCGACAAACTGTCGACGGATCTGGATCATCGCCGACAGCAGTGTCGTTTCCGAGAGATCGGCCGGCACGGTGAAGGCGTTTGAATAGGTACCGCCGTCGATCGGATGCGCGCCCGAGAACAGCGGCTGTTGATCGCCGCCGATGGCTGCCTGATAGACAAATCCGAGATTGAATACCGAGAAGCCGTAGATTTCCTTCGTCTGATTAAAGGACTCTTGCAGGCCGAGGTTCGACGGATTGAACTGACTCTCGTAAAGACTGTCGTCGATTGCCGGCCGGGTAATGGCATAGCCAAGCGAAATTTCGGTGTGAGACTGGTTCCACACGAAGCGCTCGCCGGCCCGATTGTCGAAGGTGGTGGTACCGCCCTCGTTTTTGAGGCGAGCAAGCGGGAGGTAGCGGTTTTCGGCCGTGCGCTCGACCGCCTGCTCGGATTTGATGTACTGGAAGACCTTGTCGTACTGGCGAGGAATCTGCTGATATTTTCCAGTGATGGCGCGCAGGCCGGGGAACAGGAGATCACGGATTGAGGAGAGTGCGACTGGCATGTGCGATCTCCCTCAGATACCGGTTAATTGCGAGTAGAACTGGTTGTTCCACGCGACAAGGACATTGTTATAAGCCGACGTGGTATCGGTGCCATTGGCACCAGGCGGATCAGTTTGCAGTGCCATGATCCGGAACGGGAAGGTCGCCGTCACTGCGGGCGTCACGTTCAGATCGATGTAGGCACCTGACAACTGGGCGGGGACATTCGCCGTCCCGTTATTGAATTGGGCATTCATGCCGACCATGGCCTGGGTTGCGGCGGCTGGTGTGCCACCGCTCCAACCGGTCTGAACCCAGAACTGAACGTTCGGATCGTCGATCACGAAGGCTTGCACGATGCCGTTCGTGATCTGATCAGCCCCGGGAAAGGATGGGCTGATGACCATGCTCCGTTGAGAGGCCGAGACATACTGGCAGCCCCAGAAGATCCCGAGCGGTGGAGTGGTGCCGGGGGCAAGGGTGTCGATATAGCCCGATGACAGCATCACGCAGATGTCGCCGCGGTAAAGCTGGTGGGTATTCGAGTAGAGGATCCGGTAGCTGCCGTTCATGTTGGCCGACCACGTGGCACCGTCATGGCGGCCGGCTGGATCGAAGCCGAGCGGAGAGAAGACGTTCGCCATCGAGTTTCCTCAATGACCCTCTAGAAGAAGAGGGTGTTCGCCTTCGCCCTGGTGATCGAACGGGGGTTACGGCCGGTTTCGGACTGCGGCGCACCGAGCGCCATGTGGATCTAGGTTTCCGGGAGGACGCGGTTCGCGGCGTCGCCGGGAAGTGATCTATGCTGCCGAGGCCGATCGGCGCTAAATATAGATCGACGAGTTACGCTGATATATCTCGTTCAGATAACTGTCAAGCAGGCTCGACAGCCGCCCGATCATCATATTGTGCAGCATCCTCCCGCAGGACCAAGAGCTCCCCATTCAAAGACAGGTCAAAAATCAATCTTTGGCCGGGCAGGAGTATAACGGAGGCCCGATCTTTCCACACATCCACGGTGACCTGAGCCGCGCCGCCACGGGGTAATTGTTTCGTCCATACTCGATATTCGCTCATCATCAAGGATCTGACACAAGTGATCCGTCGGTTATCGGGGCTCCGGGCGCCCACTCTTGGGTGATACCAGCAACCTTACGGACGCTCGGATGATTACGGCTGAATTGGTTCGGATTTTGGTTCTCCGGGATACCATAGAGCTTTTCCTCGGTCACCTGGATCGGCCGGAGCGCTTCGTTGATGTCCTCCATCTGTGCTTCAGCCGTCAGATATTCCGGCCGCTCCATCAGGATATCGGCGCCGCCGCGGGTGATGACCGTTTCGCCGTCTTCGGCATACTCCGGATGTCGAGATGCGGGGACTGGCGACCAATGGTTTTCGCGTAGATTGATCTGATGCGAGCTGTCCGGCTTCCCGTAAACCGCAAGTCGTTTCCACTCATAGGTCATTCCTTTCGGAATGATGGAGAGCGGGAATTCATGGATGTTCGTGCTGCGTCGGCGTCGATGGAGGCGATCGCCATTGGTCGGCGGCATTGCCTGGCGAGGGGTGGCCTCTCGTGTACGCTGCTCGCGCATCCCGTTGTTCTCGCGGATCGTCCCACGAGCTTCGGAATGATACCCTGGCACAGCTGTCATCTTGATTTAGCTCCCGGACCGATTAGACCCTCGTTAACTCCATCCCGGTAATGACGAGCATATTCGCCCTCAGTCATCCCCAATTTTGCAGCAATTCTCTTTTGTTCGCGGGTCAACCAAACCTCATTGGCGCCACCGCCACCGCCGCTGACGCCCCCACCGACGCCGGCCACACTCCCTCCCGCCGGCGCCGCGGTTAGCCGACGATCCTGACGAGTAGCGGAAGACGGTTGTGCTGGCGGCCGCTCGCCGGCACCATTGCCCCCGCCATTTGTTCGACCGGGTGCCTGGCTTAAGCCGAGGCGCTGATTGATGTGATCGATCACATCCTGACTGTTAATGTCGTAGCCGAAATCTTCCTGCGCTTCTTGCGCATAGCGTATTACCCGCCGCTGGAACGCCTGATCCGAAAAGAATTGGTCGCGGTGGTCGCGAACCCATTCCTGCTGTCGAGGCGGTAACGTCGTCCGGATCCACCGGTCTTGCTGATCCTCGATCGATGGCTGAGCGGAGGCTTGGGGCTGGGCCTGACGTCCGGGATCGGCTTCCCGCGCTTGCTTGCGCGCCTCGATCGCGGTTTTCCCAGCCCGCAGCTGGGCGAGCTCGCCGCCGAGCACGGCCATCTGTGCCTGAATATCGGCGATCTTGCTGCCATCGCCCTCGGAAAAAGCGGTCGTGTAGGATGCCTTCAGGGCATCCATTTCGCGGTTGCGGGCCGAGATTGCGTTGTCGACCGATTCGAGCTGCGCATCCTCGACACTGCGACGGCCGGTCTCGGCTTCGGCATTGGCTCGAGCTTCGGCGTTCTGGGCCCGGGCGTCGGCCTCGCTCGCTCGACGGCGTTCGGCAGCGAGCTCGGTTCGTTCGCGGCGCCGTTCTTCTTCATGTCGGCGGTCGCGCTCTTCGAGGTCGGCGAGCTGACGTTTCAGATCCTCGACGATATCGTCTTCGGTCGGGACGATGACGTCTTGTGCCGCGCCACCGGCGGGTTCGCCTTCCCGAGCGCGAGTTCCCTGATCGACTGCACCTGATGGGAGCGTTTGCCGTTCGTCGGACATTTTCACGGTGCCGGAGCTGAGAAGAAACCGCCTTGCTGAACCACAACTGCCCAACAAAAGCGGTTCCACAGAATTTCGGGAGACACAAGAACAACACGAAGACCAAACTCTCGACCGCATGCTGTAGCGGTTTCTCGATTGTCTTCCCCCGCTACCAAATAACCTGTTTGTCCTGGTTTCAATCCGCCAAGGTCGCGAAGAGCTTGATCAAGCTCTGAATAATTGAGATCAGCGTCAATTCTCATTCTTCTTTGGTGTCCGGCAAGCTCCGGCATAACTTGAGACGCTGGTAACTCTTCTCTCATTGCCTACCACCATCTGCCCGGATATTTGACCTTGCCTCGGATATGCGCGTCCTGCAGCACCCGGCAGTGGGCCACCTCGTATTCGCCGGTCAGCTGCAAATCCTTGTCCCAGCCGTCAGAACTGCGATAGAGCACCCAATCGCCGCGCTTGATTGGTGCCTGGCCGCGCTCGGTGATGACTTTGGCCCTGATCCACGCTTCCCACGGGAACTTGGTCGCCTCGTCATCTTGGAATGCTGTCGGCCCGACCATCAGCACAAGCCCCACGACTCCTTGCCAGATATCCTCGCGGCGAGTTTCGGCCGAAGCGACAAGGTGTTCGGAAATCTTCTCTCGAATATATTTTGCAACGAGCACTTCGTTAAATAAGAAGATCCCGTCAATCTCGCCGATGCGGGTGAATATCTCTTGTTTGTGATCTTCTTCTTCGTCGAAAGCCGGTGCTCGGGCTATTCCAATCGGCGTGCCATCCATCCCGATCAATTGTGTAGGCGGCACATAAAGACGATCCAACTCACTCACTGTCGATCAATCTCCTGTTTGATTTCATTAGCTATGTCGAGCGCGAGGCGAAGACCTTCGATCTTCCCGCATTCGTTGCGGTATTCGCCGATGTCACCGCAGTTGCCCGTCGCGAGGTCATCGGACCGCTGGCGACGAACCTCCTCGACGCGGCGGTTCAATTCCTCGATGAACCACGGGTTGTAGCTACCGATCATCGCGGGAAACGAAACTTATCGGGGATCGGCTCGAGATGTTTTTGTTCGCGCGCCCAAGCTACCGCTTCCGGTGAACAGATCAGGCCAGGCCAGTCGTGGAGGAAATTACGGCTGGCGCCGCAACCCTTGCATTCGTCAGTTTCAAGATCCATCGCATGACCAAGCGGGATAGCTGGCGTCAAAGGTTCCGTGAGCTCTATCCGCTGCGGCCAGATCCCTGCCAGCGGTAAAATAGGCTGGTCGCTTTGCGATCGCTCAGGCTTGACAGCGACGGCAACTTCCATCGCCAAAGCCCGGACATCTTCGGCCCAGTTCAGCAGCAGATTTTCAAGCTTTGCGAGTAACTCGTGACCCTGCACGCGCGCATCATCCCCCGATTCGCGCGACACCGCTTTTGCGGTCTATCGTTTTTCTAACCGACGACCGCGAACGCCCCCCGAGGAGCAGCTTGCCCGGTTACCAGAACCGAGGTTCGCCAGATGCTTATCGCTCTACGGGAGTTCTTTCTGTTTTGTCAAGCAGATAAGAGAGTGTTCCACGGGAAACCTTTTAGAGTTTTTCTAATCCACCCCGGCATTCGCGTCGGGGAGGTGCATCTTCGCCTTTGCCATCCGCCCCTCGGCTGACCGTGCTCCGGCCTTGGGCATATGGGATGTCCGGCCACCGTCACGCCGCGGCATCATCGGCGGACCGCCGGCGCCCGGCGGCATCACGCCAGGCGGGCGCGCGAGTGTCGGCGGCATCGCCGCCATACCGGGCCCAACAGGCGGACCGCCCGCACCACCGATCGGAGCACCAGCTGGCGGGACAACCGGCCCAACCCCCATTGGTCGAGGCGGCATCGCTCCACCCGGAACGGGGACAGGCACTGGCCGCGCCGGGCCCTGCCCGGGCGTTACGATGACGTTCACATGCGAGCCGTGCCGGCCGCCGCCGCCGCGTCCACGCCGGCCACCGCCGCGGTCGAGCCGCCGCGGGGATGGCTCGCCGTCGGCAGCACCGCCATCTTGTAAACGAATTTTCGTAAGCGGATGACCAGGATGGTCACGGCGTTCATGCTGATGAACTGCCGAGGCAATCATTTTCTTGTCTTGAACCGTATCATCGACCTTGCCGCCGCCAGCACGATGGCCAAGGATAGCCGCCACCCTGTGAATTCTGCTGTGATGCCCTCTCATATGCTTGGGAATCGCCCGATGACTATGCATTAGTTTGGTCCTTCCCGCCTGTTTTCCTCAGCCGCGCGCGGGCTCAACGCTGTATGCCCTAGTGTGGGGTGATTCACTTTTCCCGGTTGCTCCTCAACCACGGCGTGCCGTCAAGCGATTTTGGTTGACCGACCGCCTCCCGATCTTGCCGCGAGTTGAAATCCAGGTTCTTGCGCCAGTCAGCGTCCGCAGCCGCACGCTGGTCATAGTCACCCGGCAGATCCGCCCGCCGCCCGCCGCCCTTGAATGGCGGGTCGAGCTCACCCGTCTGCTGCTCGCTCGGACCGCGCCGCAGATCGGGGTTGCCGAGAGGCTTAACCGGGGTTCCACTCGAACGGGTTGTTCGCATTGGCTTACTCCGTGAAGGGAGGAGAGGTCCAGGAGCGACGGACCCCATAAACCTCTCCTCGGGGTGCGATGCTGCCCCTCGGTTGTGCCGAGTCTCGCATCACGGGTTTGCACATACCACGAATTAGCTCAGGCCGAACAGAATCTTCACGACGGTAAAGCGCGTTGAATTCGTTGCCTTCATCTCCGACAGTGCGAGAGAAAGATGAGCGTCGCTAAAAGAGGCAAGCCATCAAACAAGTCCCGATTGCGCCGCCGCCTCCACATGCGGTTTTATGAATGTGTCGCGTTGATGTTGCTGATCCTGAGCAGCTATCTTTTCCTTTTCTATTTCAAGGCGAGTATTAGCTACCCTTTCTCTGCTCGCCCTGTCGGCGGCCCGGTCGGCCGACTCAGTTACTTGCGCCTGGGCTTGTACTGCTCGATCATGCGCTTTAGCAGCAGCATCGGCCTGCGCTTCAGCAATACGTGCTTGATATTCTTGCATTGCTTGTTGAAGTTTGATTTGAGCTTCTTGCAAACGCGCCTGATGCTCTTGTTGTGATTGCTCTCGTTTCTGTTCAATCGCTGCCAATCTAGCTGGATCACCTCCCGGAGGTTTACCTCCAGAAGCCTGTGCGGCTATTTGAGCGTTTATTTGTTCTTGAGTGGCTAAAAAGTTGTCTGGGTCAGAGATACCTAAAACCACGGCAACCTGCCGAACCAACGTTCTCAGATTAAAAAGCATGGGTTGCTGAATAGCCAGCTGAACCAAAGCATACCATTTCATCAACCTCGCCATATGGCTCGGGGTGTTCGGGTCGGCGGCCGGCACGATCTCGCAGTCTTCGAGCGCCCGCAAAAACAGACCTTCTTCCCAGTCGTAGGTTTTTTTCTTGCAGAACCGCCAGAAGCTCTCCGGATTGGCGCGGTAGCGATCTTTTAGAAGTTCGAGCTCCTCGGCCTGTGCCGCATGCAATCCGATGTGCACGGCGGCCAAGACTTTGGTCGCCTGCTCGATCAGCGCCAGGGTGGTGCCGACGGGGGCATCCTGCCGCCCCTCGCCCACCGGCAGTTCAGCTGTCCCGGCCACCCGATCCATGCGCTGCTCGATGTGTTGGATCAGCGCCACCATGCCGGCCCCGATATCCTTGTAGGGCAGCGGCTCGATGACATTGCGCAAGGGGACGTTCGCCGGGATGCCTTTGATCCCGATGCCGCCCCCGGGTGGCGCCCGGTTCTGATTCGTCCAGTTGCGGACCAAGCCCTCGTTGAAGAGAAACGCGGGGAAATTTCCATACATCCCGCAATCGAGCGCCTCGCGCCAGGCCGCGGTCAGCGCGCGATCGCCGTTGCCGAGAAGGTGCATCAACCCGAGGTCATAAAAACCCATCGCCGGGATGAAGCCGAACTTCACAAACATCCGACGCGCTTGGTAGGTGTCGTCGTCTTCTTCCCAATTACGACGCAGCTCGAGCATCACGCGCGAGTCCTTGTCGATCGTCACCTTGTAGGGCAGCGGCAAACCCGTCTCTTCCCCATCCTCCATGTGGTGGTATCCGGGGACATCGAGTTCGACGCACGATTCGTAGATCGTGTAGGGCTGATCCTCCTGCCGCTGCGGCCGGTCCTGTAAGCCCACGGCTTGCGCGGTTGCCTCCTCGACGGGATTGGGCTGGAACTGCGGTGTGTGCAGATCGACCTTGCGATAGCTCCCGGCCAGCTGCATACGCTTGAGCACCGAGGGCCGCATGATGATGCGATGGGTGATCCGTCCAGCATCGCCTAACTCGGCCGTGTTGTTGTCGACGATCACGTCCTTGGCGTCGACATAGCGCGAGATCGGCCGGCGCCGAATCGGGCAGTCGTAGACTTTCTTGAAGCCGCACCCACCGAGACCTATCCAAAAAAGCATCTGCACCGAGTTCGGCCGGTAGCCGCGGTCGACGCTGGTCAGGTTGTGGTTGAAGCCGAATTCGAGCGCCTCGGCGAGCGCATCGCGATCCGTCTGCTCCACCGCCTGGATGTCCTGCGCCGGCGCCCCGAGCGACTGCATGACTGCGGCAGTGACGTCCCCGCCCAGTCCCGCCCCGTTGAGCGGCAGCCCGCCGTTATGCCCCATGCTGGGGACATCCATCACACCCGCGGGCTTAGGCGGCCGGTCGTCGCGCACCTTGACGGGGCCGGTCGGCGGATAGAGCTCAGCCGCCGCATTCGCCTGGAACCGCACCACGGACTCCAGTAGGAGGGGGTGTCGGATAGTCGACATGCCCTCGAATGGACCTGTAGAGTTTCCTACATCGCCGCCACGCGGGCGCTCCAGCTTGGTGCCGAGCATCTCGATGATCTCGGCCCGCGTCTCCAGCCAATCCCGCCGGCTGTCCTCGTCCGCCTCAATGCCGCGCAGCACCTCGTCGACGATGCGGTTGCGCACATCGTCGTCGAGTTTTTCGGCGAGGTTCTCGAAGTGGCCGTCTTTCTCTGAGGGAGCGCGCGGGATTGATTTCCGACCCAGGTGAACGACAGTGCCGCCTTCGCCGTCGTCGATCAGCAAATCACCGGTCTTGGGATCGAACCGCGTCTGGCCCCCGAGCTGATCGGCTACCGCAACAAAGCCGGCCTCGAGGTCCGGGTCTTCCGGGATTCTGGCTTCGGACATGCTGTCATCCGCCCCGTCGCCGGCACCGGGCGGAGGACGGAGATGTGTAACTCAGGCGCAGATCACCGAGATCGTGGCACTACCGTATCAGAAATCCTTTATGCCCCACTCATTCATTTTAGCTTTCAGACTTTCCAGGCCGTCGGGATAATCTTCTGAGCTGAAGCCAACATCCTGTGCATAGGAAGGGTCACCGACCCAGCCCCCGTTAACAAAAACCGCAATTACTCGTGGCGTTAGCACCACGCCGTCGATTTCACTGATCGTCCCCACAATCATTCCCCGAGGGATAGCCAGCGACAGGTAAACATTGATCTTTCCGAAATGATGACCGTCGGTCATGCCCGCCCCTCTTCCTCGCTCAGCCGCCACGGCTCGGGAAGAATTCTCACCTCGCCCGCCAGCACAGCCTCCATGATCAGGTGGATCCCAAGATCGCAGGCTTCTTTAAAGGCCAAGGTCTTGTCAGCCGCACAACACCCACAGGACAGGCGTAGGCTGATCCTCACCTGCCCGCAGGACGTGATCGAGGTGGTCAGTTCGCCGTCGCGGGTTTTCATGTCACAGGTTCGGGACGATGCGGTCGAACGTCGAACCGCACAAACGATTCTCGGAACGCCATCTGACCGCCAAATTTATCCACGTTCGTTATCCGCTTCCCGCAAGGCAGAGTCAGGGATCGCGGATCGTCGAGGCGACCGGCAGTGGTCACGCCAACGCTATGATCACAGCGCCTGCAACGAACCACATAGACGCCACAACGCCTCGCCGGATAAGGAAGTTCTATCGTGCAAGCCAGGAGCGCACCCTTCGAAGCATCGAGATCGCAGCCATCGGGATATGCCGGATTGGGCTGGCATTCGGGCTCTCGACCGCTGTCGAGCCATTGGACGGAGAGCGTTTGTTCCATGGTTGAAACTCCTGTAGCACGCGCACGGTGGGCCAATGCCCATCAAAACAAATCGCCCGTCTTCATCTCAGCAACCACTCCGGCACTTCGCACCCGGTCTGGCCCGGCCGCGGGCCCCAGCTCGGCTGCCACATCTTGTTCATCGCGTAGAGCTTCAACCGCGGGCGCCACACCTGCTCGGCCTGCTCCTCAGCAGACAACTCCGGCGCTTCGGGCTCGCTCAACTCAGCCAACTCCGCCAGCATGTCCTCGGCCGTGGCGGGGAGGTGGTCTTCGTGCGGGGTATGCGCGGCGGTCTGAGGAGCAATCACCCCAGACAACTTCTCGTCACCGATCCGGGCCTCAATCGTCGTGTCGGCTTCATCACCGACGTGGTGACCAATCATGCCCGACAGGTTAGGTCCAGTCCTGCGGACCGCCTCATAGGCCCGCCGCATTATCTCAAGTTGCTCCGGCGGATAGATCGGGGTCGCAGGTTGGGCGGGCAGCATTTGCGCCACCGGCATCATTCCCTGCGGATATTTCCCCTGGAGCTGCACCATGGCCGCGTCACTCAACTCGACCAGGCCCGCAACCCCCTGAACTAGTTTCTTGCCCTTGTGTTCCTCGCAGCGCTTACCCGTCGGCAGATACCCGGCACGCGCCTCCACAAAGAACGGCGTCTCGCACGCCTCGCACTTGGTCCGCCAGACAGTGTCGCCCTCGCCCAAAGCGACGATCTCGTACCTCCGGCCATCGATGGATACTTCTGTCCCTAGCGGGCCGAAGATACGAATCGTCGTCATTTCAAAATAATTCCACTTGGTTTACAGCGGCCTCGGCGGCGATGTCTCTTTGTTACGATGATGCCGGCGACGCTGGTGATGGCTCGCACGCTGTTTGTGATGCACCTGGCGCTTGTGCCGGCGATGCCGTGTATGATGGTGGTGGTGCCGACGACGCTTGTTCATCCCTGTTCCCCCTTGGCAATACCCCGTTTATGTAGGGGTAAGGAACATCCGGTACGGGGACTTGCAAAAAACCACATAATTCTTGCCATCCCCCGCCCCTGTCCATGTTCATGATCAATAAATCATTCGGGCGATTCCGAAAATAATCCAACACTTCCTCATTGTGCCGACGATAGCGCGCCAGAAACACATCCGGCTCAAAATCTCGTCTTCCATAGGTGATCTGATGCACACGGTTTGTAAATGGATCCTGGTTCCAGCCCGCTCGATACTTGTTGTAGCTCACCGAAAAATGCCGCATCACCGCATGCAGCCAATTCCGCTCGTCCCGCAACGTCAAGATGAACCTGCTTCCCGGATAGGCCCGGTCGAGCTCTCTGAATAACAGCGGGATCGGCAGATCGCTCGCGGCATCGTATGCTTCGAGCGTCGCCGACCGGCCTCGCTGGTTCATTTCCCGCCAGATCGACTTGGCAGCGTGCGCAGAGCTCCAATGCCAACTTTCATAGCCCAAACTCGCGAGCGCATTGTGCAGACTGGTCGTCGCCGTCTTGTGCATGCCGATCCCAAACACCCGCGCCGGCCGCAGCTTCTCGGTCGGCAATGGCTCCAGATGGATCGGCGTCGTGAAGTCGAAGTTGCAATATACGGTCCCACACCCGACCGAACCATTGTTGACGGGGCCGCGCGCGATCGTGCTCCTGTCTACCGCAAAAAAATCTTCCGATTGCTCGGATAACTCAGGGTATTCCCGGAAACGCATCCGATCATTGTGCGCAACCGCCAAAAGATACGACGGCGGGATTTCAATCCCGTCCAATCCCAATGCTCGAAGACGCAAGTAAAGATCCTTGTCGTCGCTCCCCCACCCATCGAATTTGCGCTCGTCATAACCACCCGAACGCAGGAATGCGTCCTGGTCCACTGCTATTCTTCCGTTAACCCCCCGTGTCATCTTGCCCTTGATCATTCTCGCGTACAGAAAAATTCCTTCGAGATGATCAAACTCGCGACTGACAAATGTATCAAAATCGCGGCCGGTCAGGTTATCGGCATCAAGATTCACCAGGATCTCCGCACCCTCGCGAAGCCCGAGCCGATGCGCCATGTTCTTCGCATGCGCCATCCGAAACTTCGGAGCATCGGGGTACGTATAACACACTAATTGGCCAGACCCGATCTCAGCTCGATGATTGGTGATCAGGTAATCCAAGAGATCGTCTTGCGTGCTGTAGTTCAACACCACAAATAACCCTTCCGGATTATCCGCCAGGTTCTGCGGCAATGTTTCCTTCAGATGCGGGGTGCGGTTGCGATTCGTCGTGCAAAAAGCCACTCGCCTGAATCTACTGATCATTCCAGTCCCCCTGCCCAGCGCTGCGAAACCAACGGCCCATAAGACCGAGGGAGGACGAATTTCTCCGATCCTCACCAGGCAGGGAGCTCGTCAGCGCTTTCGCAGCAGCGCCAATATCCATAGAACTTTTACTCCTCCGGCCAACCCCCAGGCTTGTGCCGGTCTATCGGATACCGCCGAAACACGCGAGCCTCCTCGGTGTCCGCCCTCACGATCTTCCTAATGGCATCCTTACCAAACCCAACAAGTTGGGCGATTTTCTCGATCGAATAGCCGCGGTCGCGCAGCGCCCATACCCGCGCCTTCAGAGCCTTCCCGCTCAGCCGCTTGCCCGAATCGCCAAGCAAGATCCCCGCCTGCGACCCCTTGTAGGTCCTCAATGATGCCAACGCGACCCCAGCCCTCACACCGGATACGGCAACCCCACCGGGCGATATCGCTCGTAGTCCCGCAGCTCATCCTCCGCCGCAGCCCACTCCTCCTTGCGCTCCAGCAACCCGATCTGACGCAAGTGCGCCAGACACCCCGTCATCGCGTCCGTGGCACCCTTCGTCTTGCTCTTCGGAAAAATCGCCCACTGATCCACCAGCGGCGTCAGCCACGTCGGATACGTCCCGTCCGCAAACGTCGGCACATAAAATTGCCGGTTCGACCAGATGTGCACCTCCGCATACGCCCGCGCCACCTTGTCGTGCTTCGCCGGAACTACCTCCACTCCCCAGTCGTGCCCCTGATGCAGCCGATGGATCTCCTGCGCCAGCGTCAGCCCCCCGCCCTGCGTCTCAATCCCCAGATGGTCGACCTTGTACCGGTTGCACGTGTGCACCACCCACTCGACCAAACCCCATTGCTCGCTCCGCTGCTCGAAGTACGCCGACTTCAGCCAGTCCTCGCGCTCAATCCCAGGCGGAACCTCGTCCGGAGGCCCGTGCATCGTCAGCCACTTCTCCCAACCATGCAGCACAATCACCTTCGGATACCCGATCTCATCCGGCATCCGCACATACGTCCCGTCGCCCCGCCGCTCGATCCGACCCTTACCCTCGCTCCGCCAAACCCCCAGAACCACCATCCCGCACGGGTCGTTCTCCCGCTTGTCAGTAAAAGCACTGTCCACCCACGCCACCACGTACTCCAGCTGCGGGTACTGGATCACCAGCTGCCCCCGCTCGTTCCGCTTGATCCACGCGTCACATAACCTCGACCCGTCCGGCTCCAGCGGCGGCCACGGTTCCAGCCAGTCCCGCTTGAAGATCGCTCCACCCCGAGGTGCGGGCTGCTGCTCTAATTGACCCGCGCGCGCGTACACCGACAGCTTCAGCCGATCGTACGCCGCCTCGTCCCACAGCTCCGGCCAGATCAGTTCCCCAGCCGCCTTCCGCGGGTCCCCCTCGCTCGCCCGGCCCGGATCAAAATGCGCCGGGTACATCAGGTGCGTCGGGTTGTTCCAACTACCTAAAGCATATCCCGTCGCATCCGAATTATGCGACATCAACCCCGCACTCAAAAAATCCTGTGTCGGTGTCTCGATGTCGTAAACCGGCCCCTCGTAAGGCCGAGATTGGATATTCCTGATTTTCGCAATTATGCAGCCATTCTCGATCCACGTTTTTCGGCGACCGTCACGCTGATAGCCACTTCTTTCCTTGTTATATTCTTTCCTGATAAATCCGCCGGAAACTCCATAATAAACGGCTAACTCTGCAAATGTTTTGCCCTGTCCATACATTTTTACGATCTCTTGTCGCCGACGTTTGATGCTTGCCCTGTGGTCATTCAACAGTGGCCGCACCGAGCCGCTCGCGGCGGCATCAAGCCAACGAACCTGATCGTATTCAACGCGAACAAGAAATCCTTCCGCCTGCGGGCGAATCACATAGCCCGCCCGAGAACCGGTCTTGATAATCGAGGCCGCGCCAATCGGCTGCCGATAAATCTTTGCAACCGCACCTAGCCTGAAAAATGCCAACCGCAGACCGATCGCCAGCCTTTGCGACGACGTATTGATGCTCGCTCCCCGCAGTCGCCGGTTCGCTGACCCATCACCACGCCAGTACCCTTTGATCAAACGCTTGAGTGCCTTCTCCGGCAAACTCAGAGCCCATTCAGGAAAATATTTATTACAAGCCCCTTCACCAAAATACGCAAAAAATTCCGCCAGCTGATGCGAAGTTACCCTTATCTGAATACTATCGGCTCTAACACTTACCTTTGGCCGAAGTCCATATTTCTCGAAAAAGCATTTTATATCCCCGATATACTCTTGCTCCGAGGGGCCAAACGTCCAAATCGACGCCTGCAATTTTCCCCCACGATCGCGGCTCAGCGACCCCTCCGCAAGCCAATATCCCACAATAATCCAGAATCCCCAGTCAGTAAGCACCTCCGCCCGCAACTGCAATGCCTCCTTCTCCGGCGAGCTTAATCCCAAAAGCGCTCGATATTGTTGCACCAACTGCCTGTTCGCTAAACCCATCTCGCGCGCTATCTCCCCATCATTCAAGCCACGCGCTACCAAACTTCTTAACTCGTCTTTCCATGCCAATGGCAAACGTTCTCCCGTAATCGTAAAAATCAGCTTCGGCGGGTGTCGCTCGCGATAAATAGGCCACAACCGTTTCAAATCATTAAGCGAAATTGTTTCAAACAAAGGCATCTTGATAACCAGAAGATCTTCCTTTGTAAGCTCAGATAACTGCTTCCACCCACCTTTGGTAAGTACCGGATGATTTGACGTGCCCCAAAATATATCATTGCATCCATGCGCCGTTACTCCTATGGCAAATCCTTTGTATCGTCGCCCGCTATAGGTTGTTATTTGTCTCCTCCCCCCGCTCGTATAAACTTCCTCTCCCACCCGTAATTCAGACGCCCCAACAAATCCCCGCGTGGTCCACACCTGTGTTTCCGGAAGCAGACATTCATGCAACCTTTGCATGATCAGTATCCGCGCCGAGGTCTGCGGATCCTTGATACGCGTCGGCAAGCTCTCCGTAAACGCCAACATAGTCCGCTCGCGCTCCGCCTCCGATTCTGCCCCCGCAACTGTATGTGGATCGTCGACTAGCTGATAGTCTCCGCCGCGACCTATTAGACCACCCTCGATTGATGCGCTATACCTCTCGCCACCTCTAAGGTTGCCAAAGTCCGTCCGGCTCGATTGGTCCTGCCTGATCTGAACCTTGTCGCCCCACAATGACTGATACCATGCCCCCTGCACCAGCCAGAGCATCCTCAGTGCATTGCTCTCCGCCAGCTTCGCCGCGTAACTCACGCACAGAAAACTCGTCTGCGGTCCCGAAAGCGCTGTTCGCTCGCTCCGACACCATACCCACGCAGGGAATACAACTGATACGAGTAGCGACTTGCCGTGTCTCGGCGGAAGGTTGATGATAAGGTCCCGAATCTCCCCATACATCACCCTCTCAAGTGCCTCGGCTACCCGCTCAATGTGCCAGTTCATCACCAATGGCTTCGTGTCAATCTCACGCCACGCCCGCTTGAAAAACTCCAGCAAACTCCCCTCGTATAGCTCCCGCTCCTGATCCCGACGCTCCAGCTCCGCCGCGTAAATATACTCCGCATACCCCGCCGGGTCCCGGCCCGCCAGTACCCGCGCCAGTCTTACGTCCAGTGCCTCAATCACACCACGCATCGATATTACCCACCCTTCACCCAATCCCGCGTAATGTCTACCTCAAACCCACTGTCTCGACGCCACTCCATATATCCAGCAATGTCCTTTAATCTCCATACCTCCCTAAGCCCTTCCAACGGTCTCAGCCGCGACCAATACTCAATCACCCGCCGCGGCTCGCTGTTCATGCTATTGCCCCCACACCTATGATCATTCGGAGGATCCCCGTACTCAAGTGCCTTCGCTTTGATAAGATCCCCTATCGACCACATCTTCGGATGCTTTACATAATCAAGACCGCTCCGCGTCTGCCCTACATGATACCTCCGACCGCAACCCTGACATCTCACCTCGAATAGCACCGCCTCACTCGCATAAATGTCCGGACAGTCACTCGGCGCAAACTTCCTATAGCGCGGAACCCCATGCTCGTCCCACCACTCCGGCTCCCGATCCGTCAGCCCACGGATGTCCTCGTAACTCTTGTGCATCCCACTTATTCCACTCCCTCCAATAATTCACTCCTTGCTGAAACGCGGGTTCGGACGTGGTATCAAACCCGACCCTCCCCCCCATGCACTACGCCACACCGCAAACGCGTATTCAGCCTCCTCCTCCGTCCTCGCCCCCGAATAAGCCTCATACGCCGCCCCCGTGATCAGCGGATACTCAGGTCCCGATGGATCCCGATACCCAGATACGTCTGGGCCAATCTCTACTGCCACTGCCGCCCTCAATGCCCCCCCCATACCTAGCGATTCACGGTCTAGTGCCAGATGCTATTCCAACTCTCGTACCAATCCCAACTCCACTCCGCTATCCTCATCAGAAGCCCCATCAGCCATGCGAAAAAATCTCCCCACAATCCTCCCTCAACCGTACCCCGTCCCGACTGTACGGAATCTTGTAATATTCCAATACCCCCTCCCCCACCATCCTATCCACTACACGCTCGTCGTAATGCTGCCCGTAAACCGTGTCGTTCACACCTCCATGCGGGAAATAAAGCCGATGATCCCCATGCAACCCCGTATACAAATACCCGTGCTCAAGCTTCCATAGAAAATCCCCCGACTGCCGTAAATACTCCTCCTCTGTCAGCGGATTCTCCCCAAATCGACCCCCGTTCGAACCAAATATCGCTACTACCGGTTCCCCACCAATCTCCCGGTGCTCAATCGCTATCCCGCCCCCCGCCCGCGTCGATACCTTAACCCGCCAATCCCGCGGATACCCAGACAGCCGCTCCAGCCAATCCCCTACCGTAATCACATCCTCTGTCTTCGCCATCCGCCGATCCGCCTTTGCCTCACTCGTCGTCTCCGCCACGCCCCCCTCGCCCCGGTGCCTGCCGACCAGCCTGTCCTTGTTGACTCCCACTCTGTATCCCCCGCTGACCACCAGACCCACCAGATTGCTCCTCCTTCTGCTCCGCCTTAACCTCCGCCTTCTCTTCCGCAAACTCCGCCGGGGGCTCCTCCTTCACCGTCTCTACCAGCTCCTCCCCCTTCTCGCTCGAACGCAGGCCCTCCCCTCCCAGCGCCCTCACCATCGCTCCCTTCAACGCTACCCAAAACGCCGGGCCTGGATGCGCCTCCCCTGGCAACGCCTTCTCTCTCGCCTCCGCTAACGCCTCCGAAAGCGCCGCCTCATACCGATCCTCATAATCAACCGTCTTCATCGCTCCTATCCTTCCTGCCGTCACATACCAATCCCGATACCCCTTGCCCCCTTGCCGCCCTCGCCTCTGCCTCAACTTCCGACGATCCATCCTCTCCTACCTCCACCCCTATCCTAAACCCTCCAACCTCTTCCTCTCCATCTAAATCACTTAGATATTCTCGCATGGGTAGAAGCAGCTTCAGCATATGCCCCAATCGCTCCTCTCGCGTCATGTTCCCTATCTTCTGCTCTATACTCAGCCTCACCTCGTGCCGCTGCGTGAACATCCCCAAATGCTCTCCCAAACTCCTCAATGCTCCCAGCTTGTCGTATAACTCAAACTTCACCTTCCTTACCGTCCGCTGGTCCTTCCCACGCCCCTCCAATACGTCGCTTACCTCTACTCGCTTTATCGCCGCCAGCTGATCCTCATTTAACCTCGTCAGATCTATGTACGGATCCCCATCCGACGTGTCCCTCAAATAATCCCCCATATTACTGAAACCTATCTTCGCCAACTCCTGTACTACCTTGTCCTCTGTCACCTCCGTCCGCTCACTACGCCTCCTCCGCGCTATCCCCAACGCCTCCACTACATACGGATCCTCTAGTACCTTATTCACTCGCCTCGTGCTGATCCCACAACGCTTCCCTACCGCCTTCGCATCCATATCCAATAAATACTCGTCTACTACCTTCGCCCCCAGCGGACTTAACTTCCGCGCTACCGCAAACAATCTCCTGCTCGGATTCAACCAACCCAGCTCCACATCCTCCGCTCGCTCCGACCTCACTACCTTCACCATTCCAATCCCCTTCCTTCCCGCCCTTTACTACCCTTACACTCTCATACCCCACACACCCCCCCAGACTCAGTACCCCAAACTCCCCCAGCCTCCAGCCCACAATACCACACAACTACTAAAACCAGGGTCCTCTTTCCACTTTTCCCCTTATGCAGTGCAGAGAAGAAAAAACCCCAGCGCGACCACCGTTCCCAGGGGCGGTCCCCTCCGTACCGGCCTCGGGACCCATTGGCGGCTTGGGCAGGCAGGCCAGGGCAGGATGAGGCTCCGGTCGCCAGCCGACCGCGTCGAGGGCGAGCTGACGTTCGCGCCGCGCCGGCGAACTGCGTTGCTCGTGCTGCTGCTCGCGCTGTTGGCATGGGGGCTGCTCGTGGGTCCGATGATCGTGGTCATGTGGCTCACTAACACATAGGTGCACGTGGCGCAACACCTACCTCTTGACACATCGTAGCGGTGTCCTTAAATATGGATTACGGGACAGACCCGTGATCCAGGAGGGACGAGATGACATCGAGGGCAACACGCAGCGAGATCAACCAGGCACTGGCGAAGGCAATTGCCTATCGAGATTGTGGCAAGCCTGGGCTCGCAATGGCATGGGCAGCAAAGCTCGTGATGATGCTGGAGGCTGAGAAGATTCTACGGCCCGATCTAACCATGCGCGGCGAGGAGGTCATCGGGCTATGATGACCAAGGACGAGATTGAATTCGAGGCAAAGATCAACCGCTATCTCGCGATCGAGCTATGGGCTCGCAAGCGCTATGCCGAGAATGGGCAGATTGTTCTATACCGCGGCAAGACACCGAGCCGATACACTCGGATCGAGCACGCTGCGGCCAGACGCTATCTAGGCGTCACCATTGTCGCTGGCACGATGGGTTCCGCGAGCTTGCTGGCTGGGATCTGATGCGCGACCTCGAGGACTGCCACCCGGTATGGCGCAAGCTGTATCTGCTACGCCACCCGCCACAAAGCGAGCGCTGGCTGATCGTGTACGCGATCACGGTCGGGCTCGCCGCGTCAACACCCGCATTCGTCGCCGGCAAACTGCTGGCCCGCGTGCTGAATTAGGAGGCTTTGAGTTGTTCGAGATGCCATGCAAGCCACCTGCTAATCGTCGAGCGATGCCGGCCCAGCGTTGCTGCAATCACGTCAACCCTCATGCGATCTTGGAACCGCATCCTAATCGCCGCAGATCGCGCAATCGTATCGACCCCTGGCCCATGCGGGTTGAGCCGACCGCGCTCTATCATGTCTCGAACATTGTCCAGGTCTGTGCCGCTCCGCAGATGCCGCCACTCGCAACAAGGCGGGTTATCGCACCAATGCCGGATCACAAGCTCACCGGGCTCGCAATCATGAGCCAGTGCCCAGGAAACTCGATGCGCAAGGAAGGTGTACCCTTGATAGGCGATGCTGCCTTGAACGAGTCCATAGCCCGCCGGCATCTGACCGCCCTGCCATTCACGACATCCCTTCGGACCAGACGGCTCACCGATCTTCGACAAAAAGCGATCGCGGCGCTTGCCGACGATCACCGGCAGAATTGCTACCAGCGTTCCATACGACACAGTTCGATAATGCGACCTTTGTCGCATAATAGATCCTTGGGAAAGCGCCATTCCCTTATTTCCCGCCGTTTACAACCTATGCTTATGTATGGAAAACGGTTATTGGCGTCAAGACACAAGATGTTGATTTCCTCACGGCAACCCTAACGGGAGAAATCCAATGAGTGATAACGAGCAAAACCTGCTGTCCATGTATCGTGCGCTCCACGATTGGCTCAGCGAGCAAATCGAGGACGACGACACGATCGACCTCGCAGCACTGGCCGACAAGCTCGAGGAGCTAGCGCGCCTCGACAACATCGTCCGCGACGAGGAGGACCAATGATCTGCCCGCACTGCGGCCGAAGCCTCGACATCGGCGCCCTCGATCCCGACGCGTTCAGCGCCCGTGTCAAAGCCGGCATAGCCAGAGCACGCGACCGTGGCGTCAAACTCGGGCGACCGACCACCATGACCGACCACAAGCGCAAGCTCATCGAGGACATGCTGCGCACCGGCCACGGCATCCGCAAGGTCGCCAAGCTCGTCGGATCGAGCAACCGGGTTGTCCAGCAAATCAAACATGATATGATCCAACCCGCCCGCTAGGCCCACCGGCCTCTTGGGCACGTGCTTTCTCACAGCACGTCCTCCCTTAAAACTCAGCCCTGCCCAGGGCTCCCCTTGGGGAAAACCTAGGCGGGGCTTTTTGTTTTCCCTTATTCCGCCCACCATGTATAGCGCACATTAGATAAGTAATGTGGCGGAAAATCGTATGATATACGTTCCAAAATTATGGCACGCTGCGTTAAACCTTGCCTAACAAAAAGACCCAATACTGGACCGAATTCAATTAGCTCCTCTTCAACAAAATCGCAACGCAAGATCTTGGCATATTTTTTCATAATCTCCGCTTGTATGTAATCCCTCTTCTCGTCAAAGGTTTCAAATAAATTTGCACCACCGATACTATTGCACTCCACGCAAGCAGGAACGAGAGGTGTGTCTTCGCCAACTTGTCGCCAAGGGAATACATGATCGACAGAGGTCGCTATTTCCCCACAATAGGCACAGACATCCCCGTCCCTCAGAAGATAGCTGAGATTTCGACTCTGTCGCCATCGATGGCGATTTCGAGGAATATGACCATCAGCCATGGATCGTGCCTCACTCTCACGACGCCTGGTTAGAGGCGACAGGCTGTTCGAGCAGCTCTGTCGCCTCGCTCGCTAACCTACCTGGGAAGCTCGCTGGTGAGCAAGATCGACCAGGGGACAATTTTGCGCCACAACGCGGCTTAGCCCGCTGGCGAGCCTCTACGCGTGGCGTGCGGCGAGATTTCTCCTTTCCGCTTCCGTCTCCTCCTGCAGTTGGGCAAACTCCTCGTCGCTGACCTCGAACCCGGCATCACGCGCCCCATCGACGGAAACGGGGTCTGTGGGCCCGACTCGGGTGGCCGACGTGTCA